TCAACCGGTGTTACCGCGACCGATTGATATGAAGGATCCACAATGGTATGTGGTATCTGAAAAAAACTTAGATGAATTCTTAGGAAGAATTAAGAAAGAATCTGGCGGTCAATTAGTATTCTTTGCTATGTCACCAGGCGACTATGAACTTATGGCATTTAATCTTCAAGAGATTAAGCGATATGTTAAAGAACTTAAAGAAGTAGTCGTATACTACAAAACGGTAACAACAGTAGAGGATAACGAAAATGAGCCAACCGAAAACACTGAGTGAAAGAGCTGCTGTCGCAGCCCGCTTAGCATCATGGTCTTACATCGATAACGACGAAGATCGTAATAGATTAGTAAAAGCTTTATTAAATAATCCTAATCGATTAATTGCAATTAATAATGCTGAATGCATGATTGTAAGAACAGAAACTCAATTATGGATTGCATTCCGTGGCACACAACCAACTCAACTTAACGATATAAAAGCCGATCTAGATTTATTTAAAGAAAAATCAGATTCTGCAGGTGAAGTACATGGTGGTTTTAAAGCTGAAGTTGATGAGTTGTGGGAAGAAGTAATTAAAGTATTAAATCACAATGAAAAATTAAGAAAATCTAGGGATGTGTATTTTTGCGGTCATTCTCTTGGTGGTGCAATGGCAACAATAGCGGCAGCACGATATACTAAGACAAAAGAATTATTTACATTTGGTTCTCCAAAAGTTGGTGGTAAAACATTTGTCAATACTTGTGTAGTACCTCATTATCGTTTTGTAAATAACAATGATTTAGTTCCTAAAGTACCACCCGCACTTTTTGGTTTTAAACATGACGGTAAAGAAATGTATTTTAATAGCAATTCTAAACTTGCATTAGGTTATACTTTCTGGCAAGATATGTGGGATCTTGTAAAAGGTTTCTTATCTGCATGGTCACAATTAAAATTCTTTGACGGATTAACAGACCACGGTATGGATGGTTATATATATTTAGTGGATCAAAATAAGGAGGAGATTGAAAAATGCCTTGGTTAGTCGTTCTTGTCCTTAAATCAATTTTAGGATCGCTTATTGGCAGTTCATTTTATAAGTGGTTCGAAAAAACTAAATTTGGAATCTGGTTTCAGCAATACGTTGATAACACACTTCAATATATTGCTGATAAATATGATATTGAACTTGCAAAGAAAGATGCCAAATTTCGTAAACAATATCCCTTGATCCTAGCGCGAATTGAAGAACTTGAAAAGAAAGTAAAATAAAGGTTTACTTTCTTTCTTCACTATGATATAATATACTTCTAATTTATAACAGGATCAAATATGTCTTTTAATGTCACCAAACGGAATGGCAATAGCCAAGTTTTCGATTTAGAAAAAGTACATAAAGTACTTGAATGGGCAACTGAAGGAATTACAGGTGTCTCTGTTTCCGAAATCGAACTCAAAGCAAATATACAATTATACAATAAAATCCCAGCTTATGATATACATGAGCTTCTTATCAAAAGTGCCGCAGAGCACATCACCGAACAAACTCCAAACTATCAATACGTAGCAGCAAGATTAATTAATTATAAGATTCGTAAAGAAGTCTATGGTAAGTATGAGCCATGGTCCTTATACGAACTTGCAGTTGCAAACGTTAATCGAGGTGTTTATGATGCAGCAATATTAACTACATATAGTTTCGATGAGTTTAACGAACTTAACTCTTATATAAAACACAGCCGCGATAATGATTTTACCTATGTCGGTATGGAACAATTTCGTGGCAAATATCTAGTACAAAATCGTCATTCGAAAGAATTATATGAATCACCTCAAATGTTGTATATGATGGTGGCCATGACTCTCTTTGGTAAGTATGATGATTCAACAAGAATAAAATACGTTAAGGATTATTACGATGCAATTTCTCAATTTTATATTTCACTCCCTACTCCCATCATGGCTGGTGTCCGTACTCCTACGCGTCAATTCTCTAGTTGTGTTCTTATTGAATCCGGCGATAGTCTCGATTCTATTAACGCTACTTCAACTAGTATTGTAAAATATATTTCAAAGAAAGCTGGCATCGGTATTGGTGCTGGTTCGATTCGAGCTGCGGGTGCCACTGTTGGTGATGGTTCTATTGTCCATACAGGACTTGTGCCATTCTTAAAATATTTCCAATCAGCAGTTAAGTCATGTTCACAAGGTGGTGTACGTGGTGGAGCAGCAACGGTTTATCTTCCATTATGGCATTATGAATTCGAAGATTTAGTTGTACTTAAAAATAATAAAGGTACAGAAGAAAATCGAGTTCGTCATATGGATTATACCTTTCAGTTAAATAAGTTAATGTACGAACGGTTATTAACTGGCGGTAACATTACATTCTTTGATCCAAATGATGTTCCAGGTTTATATAAATCTTTCTTTGAAGATCAAGATAAGTTTAAAGAAATATACGAAACGTATGAAAGAAAAACTTCTATTCGTAAAAAGAGTCTACCAGCTCTTGATGTATTTCAAACATTATTAGCAGAGCGTAAAGATACAGGTCGAGTATATGTGATGAATGTAGATCATGCAAACGATCATGGAGCTTTCGATCAAAAAGTAGCTCCTATTCGTATGAGTAATCTTTGTTGTGAAATAGATTTACCGACTAAACCTTTAGAATCATATGATGATCCGAATGGTGAAATTAGTTTATGTACTTTATCGGCAATTAATTGGGGTCTTATAAATGATCCATCTGAGTTTGAAAAGTATTGTACGTTATCAGTACGAGCACTTGATGAGTTATTAGATTATCAAGATTATCCAATTGAAGCTGCACATAGATCAACAATGAATCGTCGGCCACTTGGTATTGGTATTATTAATCTTGCATACTTCCTTGCTAAGCGTGGATTAACATATGATGAAAATGCATTTAAGACAGTTGATATATACGCAGAAGCATGGTCGTATTATCTTATTAAAGCATCTGCAGATCTCGCGAAAGAAAAAGGTAAAATTCCTTTAAATAATGAGACAAAATATGGTAGTGGAGTTTTGCCAATTGATACATATAAGGAAGCGGTAAATAATTTAGTTGATCCTAAATCAAGAATGGCATGGAAAAGTTTACGTAATCAATTAAAGTCGACTGGTATACGTAACTCAACTCTTATGGCTTTAATGCCAGCCGAGACATCTGCACAGATAAGCAACAGTACAAATGGTATTGAACCACCAAGAGCTTTAGTCTCATATAAACAATCAAAAGATGGTGTAATGGCACAAGTTGTTCCAGGCTATCATCATCTTAAAAATAAATATGATCTCTTATGGGATCAAGAGTCGCCTGATGGTTATTTAAAAATCTGTGCTATATTACAGAAATATATTGATCAAGGGATAAGTGTTAATACGTCGTATAACCCAGAGTTTTTTGAAGACTCAAAGGTTCCGATGTCTGTGATGGTTACTGATCTCGTTACAGCTTATAAGTATGGACTTAAGCAGCTATATTATTTTAATACATATGATGGTGCAGGCGAAATGAAAGAAGATGATCACCACTCATATTATACTGGAACAGAAACTCCTATAGAACCTGAAGACGATTGCGAGAGTTGTAAAATATGAAAAAATCTCATTTAGATAAAATGATGTTCTTAGATGAACCTGTTGATATTGCAAGATATGATACACTAAAATACCCTAACATAGATAAAATTACTGATAAACAACTTGGCTTTTTTTGGAGGCCAGAAGAAGTTGACGTAGCAAAAGATAAAAAAGACTTTGAATTATTAGATGAGCATGAGCAACATATCTTTACAAGTAATTTAAAACGACAAATATTATTAGATTCAATTCAAGGTCGTGAACCATTAGAAGCATTCTTACCAGTGTGTTCATTACCTGAAGTAGAGAATTGGATTACTACATGGGCATTCTTTGAAACAATTCATAGCCGTTCTTATACACATATTATTCGTAATATATATCCTGATCCTTCGATAGTGTTTGATGAGATTATGAATAATAAAGAGATTGTGAATTGCTCTGATAGTATTAATACATGGTACGATAAATTAATTGATAAACCCTCAAAGGAATCAATCCTTATGGCTCTTATGTGTGCGAATGCATTAGAAGGTATAAGGTTCTATGTATCGTTTGCATGTTCATGGGCATTTGCTGAACTTAAAAAGATGGAAGGTAATGCAAAGATCATTAAATTTATTGCACGAGATGAGAATGTTCACCTTGCTGGTACGACTGTTATGATTAGGAGTTTACTTAAAGAAGATTCTGATTATGTTCGTATACAAGAAGAGCAAAAAGAAAATATACAAAAATTATTTGTCGATGTAATTGAACAAGAAAAACAATGGGCTAGTTATTTATTTAAAGATGGGTCAATGATTGGTCTAAATGAAAAACTATTATGTGACTATGTTGAATTTATTGGCACAAAGAGAATGAGAGCTTTGGGTATACAATCACCATATCACGTATCGAAAACAAATCCATTGCCATGGACTGAAAAATGGATCGGTGGTGGTAATGTACAAGTGGCACCACAAGAAACTGAAATCACTTCATATGTAACAGGTGGCGTAAAGAAAGATATGACGTCAGATACTTTGGCAGCGCTAAGTTTATAGGAGATATAATGTACGAGTATAAAGCAAAAGTAGTAAAGGTTATTGACGGCGATACCGTTGATGTCGATATTGATCTTGGTTTTGGTATATGGATGAAAGATGAACGAGTTCGTATTATGGGTATTGATACTCCAGAATCTCGTACACGGGATAAAGTTGAAAAAAAGTTTGGCCTTGCTGCTAAAGAAAAACTTAAATCATTACTTGGTAAAACTACAGTATTAAAAACTCAAGTAAGTAAAAATGGCGAAGATATGAAAGGTAAGTTTGGTCGTATACTTGGTGACTTTGATGTATATGATGCATCAGTAGATGCATGGAGGCCAGCAACTCAGGTGTTAATGGATTCAGGACATGCTGTTGATTATTATGGCGGATCAAAGGAAGAAATTAAAGCACAACACTTAGTGAATAGAAAACGTTTGATAGATGAAGGTGTAGTAGACGTAACTTACGAACAAGCCGGTGTATTATATAACGAAACTGGAGAATTGTAATATATGAGTGTAAAACAAATAGATTGTCCTATGTGTTATAATAAATCTCGTGTATCGTGTGAAGAAGATGATCCTAAATATTGTCCGATTTGTGGTGAACCAATTGAAGATCATATTGAAGAGCTCGACTTTGATGACTAGTATATATAATATATGTGGTTATATAATGATAAAGAGTGGAAGCCCCCTCAAGATTTTAGTTCGGACGATTATTATGGATTTGTATATCTTATAACAAACGAAAGAACAGGACAAAAATATGTAGGTAAAAAATTCTTTTGGTTTAAGAAAACTTTACCTATTACTAAGAAACGAAAACGAAAGAAGCGATTATTAGTTGAATCAGATTGGAAAGAATATTTTGGTTCAAATAGATTGTTAAATGAAGAAATCACAGGTCACGGTAATACACATTTTAAGAGAGAGATTTTACATCTTTGCAAATCACGAGGTGATTGCGCATATATGGAAGCAAAGGAGCAATTTGACAGGGATGTCCTTTTAACTGATGACTATTATAACGGCATCATATCATGCAAGATAGGTTCTCTATCTGTAAAAAATTTAAAAAAGTAGTTTACATTTCACTAAAAATATGATATAATATACATTATGAGCGAAAAAATACCAAACAACGTAATACAATTCCCCACATTCGAACGCGTAAAGCAAGTTATCAGCGAACGCATTGACGAAGAGATTATTAAGGCCGATATTATAGATGATCAAAAAGAAGAGT